AACTTGCAGCTAACAGGCCCTGACTTGAAGGGCCGCAACAGAGTACTCCTTTAACTTCTAACGCTCTTATAAAAGAAAATAATCGCAGCACGAAAGCAAGGTTTACCTTGCGGCGTAACGAGGACGTGGCGGCTAGTATTACCCGCCACCTCGTTACACTGTTACAAGATCACGGCAGATCGATCTTGATCAGTGTGTAGCCCAGCACCACGTGCAACAACCAAAAGACAGCAAACCCCACCCAAAGTTGGCACGAAAACTTGTTTTCGTAGGGGGACGCAGTCCCCCGAGGTAGGCTTTAGCCCGCCCAATGCCCGGCGTCGGAGTTTATTTGTGGAGTTACGCAAACTCCGTGCGGAGTAAAGCGTATTAGTCCTTAGACTCCGATTAACTCCGTCAAACTCCGACAGGCAACATTTATTACTGTTGTCTACACTAATGTCATTGTTGTTTTGTAACAGCGAAGCGAACACACAAAACACACACGATCACTCTCTGCTAGATCGTGATCAGATTGCATGCCTCGTTCCCCTGGCAACCGTAACCATGGCAACCCTTCCCGAAGCTATGTGTTCACCGAAAATGACCCGGGATCAATTGTGTTGTGGAGAGAACGACTGGGAGCCCCCGGACCAGCCTCCTGTGGAGGATCTGTATTCCCTTGCGGTGTGCGCTACTGCAGTGCACAACTGGAGAGAGGCGAACAAGAACTACGAGACCACCTTCAGGGATACCTTGAGCTCACTAAGCCCCAACGCCTCTCCTGGCTCAAGACCAACCTCTCCTCCACCGCCCATTTCGAGCCCCGAAGAGGAACTCGTGATCAGGCGCGTGATTACTCCCGCAAGGATGACACCCGTGTCGAAGGCCCTTGGGAATTTGGTTCTTGGGAATCGGGAGGTACCGGTGCGAGGAACGATCTCGAAGCCATTTCCGATAGGATCAAAGAAGGCGCGACTGTTAGGGAGATTGCCGAGGAACATCCGGTACAGTTCATCCGGTACCACCGAGGGATTAAGGAGCTTCACTCCGTGCTCTCTACAAAAGTGCGAAATCCCGAGATTCCCCACCGCTGCGTTGTCATGCTCGGACCCCCCGGTTGCGGAAAGACCAAACTTGCTCATTCCTTGTTCCCAGGGGCCTATTGGAAACCTCCTGCTGCCATGTGGTTCCACAATTATAACGGAGAAGATACCGTCATCTTCGATGATCTCAACTCTGGCTGGTTTACCATGGACGAGTGGAAGCGAGCAGTGGATCGTTACAACTACATGGGTCAGACAAAAGGAGGATACGTCTCGTTGGCCAACACAACTACAGTCATTACAAGTAACACTCTGCCCCACCGATGGTACAAGAACAAGCCCGATGAGCTCCCCGCAATTGTTCGAAGAATCACCGAGTTTTGGATTTTCACAGGACCTGGAGAGTACTTTCCCATATATGACGATGGTACCCTCAACACCACCACAGGACTGTCCTCAGCCTGGGACTCCGTAAGTGAATTCTTCGATGATCCTCAGGGTTATATGGACCAGATAAACGATTCTCAAGGTACGCCGCAACGTTGGCATTGGACAGCTTGGCCCGGCCCAACAAAAATCCCCTCTTATGTGGAAACATATCCGGCAGTTGCTCTTTCATTCATTCAATAAATATATTTACAAAAACTTGTTGGGGTGGGTGGGGGGGGTGGCCGGAGGCCACGTTAGGGTTATGGTGTGATTATCCTAGTGGGGCGTGGGGGGCTGGGCAAGGGGGCCGCAGGCCCCCTCAGCACTCTACCAAGAAAGCGGTTAGGGTCTTTCAGTGGTCAGAGTAGCGTATTCTGCAAGTTCCCGTGAATGTTAGGGGCGAAGTGGCATTCCTAGAAACCAGAAGAAATGATAGGTTGTTGCTGCGGATCTCGGTGAGCGCCCCAGTTGCTCCCTCGAACTCGATGGGTATATTGCAGTTCTTGGAGAAGAACACCTTGCGTGTGACTGATCCGGGAACGAAATCTGTTCCGTCATGTACGGACGTTGTTCTGTTGAAGTCTATTATCTTATCCTTTAGAATTCTGAACCTATCCTTTGCAACCAGTTCGTTGAAACTGTCGATGGTAACGGTCCCTGGCCCCAGTATACCTCCGGCCGTTGCAACTGCACCGTTACATTGTTTATCCCAGTATAATATGATCCTCATCTGGTTGCTTGACACCGACTCCGCTGCTGTTCCGCCGGTGGTGTCACCCGCCATGAACCCGATGCCGCGGAACATGACCTTAGTTAAGGTAACCTTTCTTCCGACCCTTTGGCTCTCACCAGCTCCCTGTGCAATCAGGTTCAAAGACCCTGCCCCCAGGACTGTCCCGTTTATTCCTATTGGCGTCTCTGACACGGCGCTGTCCAAAAACTTTAATTCTCCTGAGGGCCCGGTAAACCTTCCGTAATAGCCAATGCTTCTTGTGACTCCTGGCACAACCACCATGGAGCTGGCTGTGGACATCCTGGCTCGTGCCACCTTGCGCGCGAAAGCAGTCCTCGGCTGCTTGGCCGCTACAGAGCTTCTCTTCCTCTTCATCTCCTTCACACGAGCACCCCGTACTGAAACTTCCTTTAACTAACTTGCAGCTAACAGGCCCTGACTTGAAGGGCCGCAACAGAGTACTCCTTTAACTTCTAACGCTCTTATAAAAGAAAATAATCGCAGCACGAAAGCAAGGTTTACCTTGCGGCGTAACGA